CTACACAAGATGTATTACTTCATGAATGTTATGTAAGAATGGATCTTAATGATGATGGTAAATCAGAACTTGTTAAGATTTGTGTAGCTGGTGATTCTAAAAAATTATTAAGTATAGAAGAAATGGATACAATGCCATTTATATCTATGACACCAGTTATCATGCCTCATAGATTTCATGGTAGATCTATTGCAGAATTAGTAGAAGATATACAATTAATTAAATCTACTGTTATGAGACAAATGTTAGATAATATGTATCTAACTAATAATAACAGAGTTGCAGTACAAGATGGTCAAGTAGCTATGGATGATTTATTAACTAATCGTCCTGGAGGAATAGTTAGAACTAAACAACCACCTGGTAATGTAATGATGCCTATACAAGCACAACCAATTACAGAACAAGCTAGTGGTATGTTAGCTTATTTAGATTCTGTAAAAGAAACTAGAACAGGTGTAAGTAGAACATCACAAGGTTTAAATGCAGATTCATTAAATCAAAAAACTGCAACTGGTATGAACCAAGTATTAACTCAATCTCAAATGAGAATGGAGTTGATTGCTAGAATATTTGCAGAAACAGGTGTTAGAGATCTA